TAATGCAGGTGATGAACTAGAGGTGGTTAAGTACAATACGTTTAGCGTAGGTAATGCTATTACGCAGACCGCTGCTGATACACGCTATGTCAATGTGTCTGGCGATACTATGACGGGTGGGCTTAATGTTACGGGTGGTAATGTTGGGATTGGACATGCTGGCCCATCTGCAAGTCTAGATGTTTTTGGTTCAACCAGCGATCAAATACGTCTTCGCACTGCCTCAAGTGAACATTATGCCATTGGTCGTAATTCAAGCACTGGTTTCCTTGACTTTTACGGTTCGCAAGCAAGTTACACGGGCTACACTTTTGGTGGTGTGGATGGTGAACGCATGAAGATCGACAGTGCTGGGCGTGTGACAAAGCCGTATCAGCCAGCGTTTAGTGCAGTACGGGATGCGGGAGATGTATCATATAACACAGTGATTGTGTTTAATAGTGTTGCTGTTAATGTAGGAGGCCACTACAACGCATCAACAGGCAGGTTTACGGCCCCTGTTTCTGGTGTGTACTACTTTGAGGCGTATGGAATGGGAGGTGCGGGCAAGTCTGTAATCTGGCTCCAACTATTAAAGAATGGCGTGGTTTACAACAAGAACAATCCATACAGTCAAAACGACGCATCAGCAAGCACCAAGTATATTCACGCTGGCGGGGGTGTTGTTATGCAGCTGAATGCAGGCGATTTCGCATCTGTCAAAATAGGGCCAAATAGTTCGATGTCAATGTACGCTACGGGTAACGCTCACAACGGCTTCAGCGGCTACCTAATCGGCTAACCCCACAACACAGGAGAAACACACATGAGTAACGCAAGAGACTTTGCATCACGGGTTCCTGTGGATGGGGCTTTGTCGAACAGGAACCACATCATAAATGGCGAGTTCCTTGTCTGGCAACGATCTAATAATGGCGTATCTGGTGCGGGAACAGGTTACGTTTCCGCTGATCGGTGGCAGACTACACGAGGCCGTATTCGCCAGCCTAACACGAATGGTAATACAGGTGAAGACAATCGTGGGGCGGTATTTGATTGTACTGATGGATTAACTTACGTTCACTTTGATTACTATGTTGAGGACGTAGGGCAGAAGATGCACGGGAAAACAATGACGTTTTCCTTTTACGCAAAGTCTCTTACAGGTTCTAGTTATAATCTGTACCTTGAAAACGGCGGCACAGACCTTATAGATATTGGCGGTTCTACGAATGTCACGGTGCCTACTACTTGGACTAGGTTTACTTTTACAGGAACCGTAACGTCCACAGGCAATCAGTACGGTGTACATATGCCACGGTTCTACCTGAACCCTACGGGTTCTGCATCTTCTGCTATGATACAGGTGGATCAGGTCCAATTAGAGGAAGGCGACACAGCCACCCCATTCGAGCATCGCAGCTATGGTGATGAATTGGCGAGGTGCCAGAGGTATTATCAAGAGTGTATCATCAAAGATAGAGTGTTTTGTAGCTACAACAACTCATCCGCTTCTTATGGCGGCAGTTTCCAGTGGCGAACTGTTATGAGGGTAGCACCTACTGCGACTGGGGGCGGGAACGCAGAAGCCTACGCTTCAAATGACTCTAATGTTGTGTCAAATAGAGATGTAGTTGTGCAAACCACTTACCAAGATGGTTGCGAAGCCTACTTGAATTACGACACAGCGGGTGCGCATTCTTGGTTTGTTCGAGCAGATAGCCTTAAATTAGATGCGGAGTTATAAAGATGGATCAAATGCAAATCACATCAGCCCAATACCAAGTAAGCCCGATGTCAGGCACCAACACATCCATCCGCGCCACCATTGACGGGCAAGAGCTATTCGTCCCGCTTGACCCAGCCAACCGTCACTACGCTGAGATTATGCGTCAGGTTGAGGCTGGGGAGCTAACCATAGAAGAGGCAGCTGAGTAATGTTTGGCTTTACAGCACTAGCTACTGCACCACTCTCTACAGATCCTAATGTACGTAGCAACGTTGTAGGTGTTGCTGCTACAGGTGCGGTAGGCAGTGTTGTAACTATAGCAGCTGCTAACCTCACAGCAGCCTCTGTAAGCGCTGTAAGCTCTGTTGGTACACCTGTAGTCGTAGCGCAAGCTAACGTTACTCCTGCGTCCGTTGCTGGAGTCTCAGCAGTAGGTACAACTGTAGTCGTAGCACTAGCTAACGTATTACCAGTAGGTGTTGCTGCTACAGGCGCAATAGGTGCATTCGTAATCGTAGCTAAGGCTAATACAGCTGTGGCTACACCTACCATGACTATCAGTTTAGGTACTCCTGTTGTCACGGCTGCAGCTACTGTGTTACCAATAGGGGTAGCTTCCAATACCAACGCTGGTATTATAACGACACGTACTACAAACGTGTTCCGTATTGCAAGCCCAGCGCTTAACATATATACTAAACGTCCTGTAGTAATTACAAACCACTTCCCGTATGTAGCATCTAACTACAGTAGGAACAGAGTTATATTTGTACAGGGTACAGACCAAGGTTACACTGTACGTATACCTGCAGACGCAATGAATAGAACCGTACACATTGATGCACCTGACAGAGATACTGTTGTACGCATAGCAGCATAAGGATTACAAGTATGTCATATAAATGGCCCGACAAAGATAAGGATGAGATCCTTGATTACAGCATTGACTGGTCACGCTTTCTAGCAGGTGATAACATCTCTGGTGTTACTTGGTATATTGATGATGCCAATGGAGTTAAGACTCTGGTCAATCCTGCTAGTGTTGTCAATGGCTTACAGATGGTGCAGAAGACTAACACTCTTACTGTAGCTACTATCCGTCTATCTCTTGGTACAAACAATGTGCGTTACTTAGTTACCTGCCGTATCACTACTGTTGGTGGCTTGCAGTATGAACGCTCAGTGTATTTACGTATTAAGGAGAAATAATAATGGCATACGATTTCATTGGCTTAGTTAACGATGTTAACCGCCGTCTTAACGAAGTAGAACTTACTACAACTAACTTTGCTACAGCACAGGGTTACTACAACCTGAGCAAGGATGCTGTTAACGCTTCTATCCGTCACATCCACCAAGAAGAGTTTGAGTGGCCTTGGAACCATCGTGAAGAGACAGAGGTCCTGACACCAGGTGTTGTACGCTACAGTATGCCTTACGATGCTAAGACTGTTAACATGAACAGCTTTCGCATTAAACGTGACGCAGCGTTAGATGTTGACACACGCAAACTAAAAGTGTTAACCTATGAAGAATACCTTGACAAACATGCAGATTATGAGTATAACTCTAGTACAGGTATCAGAACAACTCCTGACTATGTAGTACGTGCGCCTAGCCGTGAGTTACTATTTATTGCTTCACCAGATAAAGCATACGAAGTTATCTATGAGTACTACACTACTGGTGTAGACATGGTGTACGATACTGATGTACCTACTGTACCAGAGCAATACCGTCATGTTATTGTAGATGGTGCTATGTATTACGCTTACGTATTCCGTGGTGACATGCAGGCTGCACAGTTATCACAAAGCAAATTCGTTGATGGCATTAAGTTTATGCGTTCTATTAACATTAACCGTACCGATTATATTCGTGATACAAGAGTTAAGTACTAATGGCAACTAATTGGCAGACATTCCCTATTGAGTTTAAGGGTGGCCTTATCTCTAACCTTAGCCCTCTACAACAGGGGGTTAATGCTATTGGCTCTGCCACTATCTTACAAAACTTTGAGCCTGCTAAATCAGGTGGTTACTCTAAGCTTCGTGGTTACGCCAAGGTAGACCCTAATATTGTACCAGGGATAGGTGTTGTAAAGGGTGTTAAAGTAATCAATGCGGGTGAGTTTATTGCTGCACGTAGTAATGCTGTCACTACTGAGTACTACCACAGTACAGGTGTTGGTTGGGTTTCTCTAGGTACAGCTGCTCTTAGTGGCGGTAAGATACGTTCAGCTGAGTATAACTTCGGTAATGGTCACTATGTAATATTTACAGATAATGTTAACTACCCTGCATTGTTTGAAGACAATACCAACACACTGAGTTTTATAACATCCAACCCAGACTTACAGGGTGCAGAACAGGTAGCTATCTTTAAGAATACTGTGTTCTTCTCTAAGGGTTCTAACCTGTACTTCTCAGCACCAGGCGATTCAGGTGACTATAGTGCAGCTAACGGTGGTGGTGTTATTAACGTATCACACCAGATCACAGGTCTTATCACCTTCCGTGAACAGCTAATCATCTTTAGCCGTAACAAGATCCAACGCCTTACAGGTTCTACTATCTCTGACTTCCAGTTAAGTCCTATCACAGAGAGTATTGGCTGTCTTGATCCTGACACTATTCAGGAAGTTGGTGGTGATATTATGTACATGTCACCTGACGGTATTCGACTACTAGGTGCGACAGACCGTATTGGTGACTTTGCACTTGAAGTTGCATCTGACCCTATCGCAGATGACGTGTATAAATTCTCACAGAGTACATCTAACTTCTGTTCTATTGTTGTACGTGAGAAGGCTCAGTATCGTATCTTTGCGTATATACCTTCTACCCAACAGAAGGTGTCACGTGGTCTACTCGTTACTAAGTTCTCTGACCAAGGTACAGCTAACCTAGCATGGGGTGAGTCATCAGGTATTAAAGCATATGTAGCTGACTCTAAGTATGTAGCTAGCTATAATGAGGTTATCCTATTCGCTAACGAGGATGGCTATGTATACAAGATGGAGCAAGGTAACAGCTTTGATGGTCAGCCTATTGAGGCTATCTATGAGTCACCTTACATGCCTATCACAGACCCACAGGTACGTAAGACTTTCTATAAGCTAACTACGTATATTGACCCTACAGGCAGCTTTAGCTTTGACCTATCTGTTAAGTATGACTTTACTCGTTTAAATAACCAGAACCTTATTCAGCCTACATCTGTTACAGTTACAAGTACAGGCTTAGCTGTGTCATCTTATGGCTCCGTTAGCTCTGTGTTTGGTTCAACGACATATGGTGGCGCACTGGATAAGATCTACCAGAATCAAATCATTGGGTCAGGTAAGACAATCGCAATTCGTATTGAAGATAACTCTACAAGCCCTACATTTACACTAGATACTGCGCTACTTGAATTTACGCAGAACGACAGACAATAAGGAAGCAACCCCATGACAGGTTATTTACGCCAAGATGTTACAAACAACATTGCTAACGGTAACGTTATTGATGCTGATGATCTTGATGATGAGTTTAACGCTATTGAGGCTGCTTTCAATGCTACCTCTGGTCACACCCACGATGGTACTGTAGCTGGTGGTGCAGCCATTACTAAGGTAGGCCCAGCGCAAGACGTTATTATTGGTACTACTAATATCCTACCTAAAGCTAACAACATCCTTGACGTAGGATCTGCAGCAGCTAAGTTCAAAGACGGCTACTTTGATGGTACAGTTTATATCGACACAGCTATCGTAGGTGTTAATGGCTTTACTGAGATTGAGGATAACATATACTCTGTAAGCTCAGGTAATTTACTTGTAGATGTAGCAGGTGACATTACACTAGACGCAGACGGCGGTAATGTACATTTGCATGACGGTGGTATCCCATTCGGTGGATTTACTAACAGTGCAGGTGACTTGGTAGTTAAGTCTGGTACCACTACAGCTGCTACATTCAATGGTGCTGACGTAGACTTTGCAGGTAACCTAGATGTAACAGGAGCTACCACACTAGACGGCACTCTTAATGTTGTAGGTAATACAGCTATCTCTAGTGGTAACCTTACTGTCAACACAGGTAACACTACTATAGGTGGCTCCCTTAACGTTACAGGCCCTATCAACGGTAACTTAGTCGGTACAGTTACAGGCAACGTAACAGGTAATCTGACAGGCAACGTCACTGGTAACGTAACTGGTAATACAACAGGTAACGTAACTGGTGATCTAACAGGGGATGTTAAAGCCCTTAATGGTGTAACTGTATTAGACAATGGTACAAACGGTACTGATGCTACTTTTGTAGGTGATGTTACAGGTGACTTAGTAGGTAACGTAACAGGTAACCTGACAGGTAACGTTACCTCTACAGGTGCTAACCTTATGAATACCCTGACTACATCAGGTACAGTTACAGTTGGTGGAGATCTTATCGTTAACGGTACCACTACTACTGTTAATACAAATACAATCAACTTAGCTGATAACATCATTACCCTTAACAGTGACGAGACAGGGACACCTTCTCAGAGTGCTGGTATTGAGATTGAACGTGGTACAGCTATTAATAAATCATTGACATGGGATGAGGTTAATGACCGCTGGACTGTTGGTACAGAGAACTTTGTAGCAAGTACTTTCATAGGTAATGTATCAGGTAATGTCTCAGGGAATATTACAGGTAATGTAGCAGGTAATGTTACAGGAGATGTTACAGGAGATATTAGAGCAAGTAACGGTACAGTTGTACTAAACAACGGTACAAACGGTACTGATGCTACTTTTACTGGTAGTGTTTCTGGTAACGCTTCTTCCGCAAGTATAGCAAGTCAAGTTACTATCAATTACAGCAACAATAGTAACAGCACCTACCAGATGTTGTGGGGTTCAGGTAACCATGTATATGGTACCTCTAACATCTACTGCAACCCTTATACAGACTTCTTGTATGCTTCGTCTTTTGAAGCAGGCAACTGGTTTAGATCTACTGGACAGACAGGTTGGTATAGTAGCACCTATGGTGGTGGCATCTATATGGAAGACTCCACATGGGTTCGTACCTATAATGGTAAAAGCTTCTATTCTACGGGTAGTATACTAGCAGCGGGTGACGTAACGGCTTACTCAGATGAACGCTTGAAGTCTGACATCGTTACTATCCCTGACGCACTAGAGAAAGTAAAAGCTCTACGTGGTGTTAACTTTACCAAGGACGGTGAGGCATCAACAGGTGTAATCGCCCAAGAGGTA